CACAGGGATAGCGGGATTCTTCACTGAAACGATTCCAGCGGCCATACAGGCCATGCAGGAGTGGTTCGCCGCACTGCCGGGCAACATCGGCGAGTGGCTGAACAACACGATCAGCAAGGTCCTTGTTTGGGCAGGAAACATGGCCTCCAATGCCTCGACAGCGGCATCGAACTTCGTGAATGAAGTCGTGACCTGGCTGATGTCCCTTCCCGGGAAGCTGTGGGAATGGCTGTCGAGCGCTGCCAGGAAGGTTCTTGACTGGAGAAATGACCTTAGAAATAACGCCATATCTGCGGCGCAGGGACTTGTCAATGGTGTGATTGACACCGTGACATCACTCCCCGGGAAAATGATCCAGATAGGTAAGGACATAGCAGACGGCCTGGCCAACGGAATCAGGAAAGGTATTGAATGGGTCAAGGACGCGGCCCGGAGCATAGCGTCCAAAGCGAAAGAAGCAGCCCAGAGCGAGCTGGATTCACACTCCCCGTCAAGGGTATTCGAGCGTGAGGTAGGTTCAACGATCCCTTCCGGTACCGCAGTTGGCGTGCGCAAAGGCATGCCCGCTGCCATCAGCAGCATGCGGAAAGACATGCAGAGCATGGTATCCGCGTTGAAGGCAGAAGTCGACGGCACGTTCAATGGCCGTTCTGTTTCCTCTTCTGTAGGTGCAGGAGCCGCAATCGGAGGAACGACCATTTACAACGACAACCACGTCGACCAGACGAACACATACAATGTACCGACAGCAACGCCCAGCGAAGTCTCGAAAGCGCAGCGTGAAGCGGTCCGCAATCTGGTGGGAGGTGTTAAGTAATGACTTACAATACATTGAGAATCGTGCTGGAGTGCAACGGCCGGAAGCTGGCCATGGGACCGGGAGAGCCCCTGGACATAACTGCTGTCACAGGTCTGGAATCTTCCGAGTTCGAGATCAGCACCTCACAGAACGCGCTGGTTGACGGCGAAACGGTAGACGGCAAGAAGATCAAAGCGCGGCCGATCCACATCGAAGCCCGCTTCCGAAGCAATGCGGATAATGCGAAAAATCGCGCTGAGATCATTAAATTTTTCAATCCGAAGTATACGGGGAAGGCGCTTATCGTCCTGATGGGCGTCTCCCGGAATATTGAATATGAGCTGGAGGGCTGGACCTTCAAAAAGCAGGTCAACATGGATGAGAACCTGAAGATCCTTGTAGATCTAAAGTGCCCGGACCCTTACATGCTCAACGTTGATAACTTCGGCCAGAACATGGCAAGGGTGACGCCGCTGTTCGCATTTCCCTGGCGCGTCTCCGGACATAACCAGGTAGCAGCATATGATGCTGTAGACGCAGGAAACAGCCACTATCTCAGGGGCTGTGCTCTTCAGGGCCATGTAGCGAGTTATAAGGTCTTTAAGAGTGATGTCCTGCTCCTGAATGACGGCGATGTGCCTACAGGCGTGCAGATACGCTTCAAGGCGGCCCGCGGACCTGTCACAAACCCGAAGATCACCAATACCATGACCGGCGAGTATATGCGTGTAAAGGTTGCCATGGAACAGGGAGACGAGCTGATCATCGATACAGACGAACACCATCAGATCATAGAGCTGAATGGTGTTAATACCTATCAGAAGATCGACAGGCACTCTGTCCCCTTCCAGCTTGTCGTCGGTGACAACTACCTTGTTTATGACGCTGACAGCAACTACACCAACATGGACGTGTACCTGTATTACAGGCCGAAATATCTGGGGGTGTAAATCATGCGGATCATCGTACTTAATGAGGCAATGGAGCCGATCGGCGTGATTGGAATCGTAAACACACTGATATGGGTCCGCAGGTATTACAAATGCGGCAGTTTCGAGCTCTATTTTCCTGCGAAATATTATGACCTGGTGCGCAAAGGCAGTGGGGCATACATATACCGGACAGACCGCAATGAACTGGGAGTCATCCGGGAAAGGAACTTCACTGAGAGCGATACCGGGAAAAAGACAGCCTATGCGAAAGGCTACTTTTCCGAGACGCTCCTGGAAAACCGGGTGATCAACAGTACCTATAACAAATCAGGGCTTCTCGAAGACATATCACGCGATATTGTCGACCAGCACTGCATCAACTCCGGAGCCGACCGAAGGATCCACAACCTGTCGCTTGGTGCCAGGCACGGGATCGGGACAAACATACGCCTGCAGGCCACTGGCGCAAACGTCAGCGAACAGCTCTATATGACAGAGCAGACGCAGGGGATGTCCCACAGGCTGGTCTATTCGTATGAAAACAACACGCTGGAGTTCGAAGTCTGGCAGGGCCTGGACAGGACCGACACACAGGATGTCAACAGCTGGGCAACATTTTCAGACAGCTTCCGTAACATCCGGGATGCGGTCTACAACCAGGACGAAACAGCCTACAAGAACGTGGCTTACGTTGCCGGAGCTGGTGAAGGTTCCGACAGGGACATCGTTGAAGTAGACATCCGTACTGATCCGAATGAAGAGCGCCGCGAGGTATGGGTCGATGCGAGGGATATGCAGAAGACATACGTTATCGGGACCACAACGCACACCTATTCCGATGCGGAATACAGGGAGCTGCTCATCCAGCGGGGCCTTGACAAACTGGCTCAGTTCGGCATGGTCGAAACTGTCAACTCAAACGTGGATCCATCTGCGAACCTGGTTTACGGCGTCGATTATGACCTCGGAGATCTGTGTACTTACAGATACACCGACGTCAAGATCGAGATGTCCAAGCGGATCACAGAGGTCACTGAAACGATCGAAGGGAGCCGTCGGACACTGGCGCTGACATTCGGTATCGATAAAGCATCTGACATCCGTCAGGTGATCAAAAGGGAGACATAAAATACATGGCTATTAGATATGGATATTTTGATTCTGAGGTTACTGGGGTCGACGAAAACGGCATGCCGGTATTCGACCGCGCTGAGACCTCAGATCTCTTCCGGCTGCTGTTTGCCAACCTGGTAAGCAGCGGCGTACTGGCAACCCCTGGTGACTGCTTCAAGGTAAATGCAGATACGGGCCTCACGGTCAGGATCCGTCCGGGCTTCGCCATGATAAACGGCGCTTTTGCATATGATGCGGAAGAATCTACGGTTACCCTGGCTGCGGCAAATGCAAATCTTCCGCGTATTGACCGCGTGGTGCTTCGCTGTAACTATTTGAACCGTCTCTGTGAGATCATCACCAAGACGGGCACGCCAGCATCGACTCCTGCGGCGCCTGAACTTCTGCAGCCGGCGAGCGGTGATTACTATGAACTGTGCCTGGCTACGATCAGGGTTGATGCGGGAGCGACGTCTGTTACCCAGAGTGCCATCACAGACACGAGGGGCGACAGTTCCGTATGTGGATTCATCACCCAGCTGATCGACCATCTGGACACATCTGAGTTCATGAGCCAGCTTACAGCCTGGCAGGAGGAGTATTCCGCAGAACAGCAGGCCGCCTTCACTGCCTGGTTTAATGAGATGAAGGATCAGCTGTCTGAGGACGCAGCCGGGAACCTCCAAAACCAGATAACCGCTCTGGGAACGCGAGTTAGAAATGCCGAGCAGTCTATCGGAGAAATCATCGACGATGAAGCCACAGCGAATAACAAGGCGTGGTCGTCCGAGAAGATCTCTGGCGAACTGACCAACCGAGACATGAAAATAAGCAAAGTCCGTGAGAATATGGGTGGCGTGAAGATCAAGGCTGTAAGGCGAACAGTCACTCTCCCCATGGGGAGTAATAACATGAGTGAAACTACAATCAACTTCGCGAGTGATATTCCGAACGCGAGGCTTGTCGGCATCGATATAACTTTCGGGGATTTCCACTTACCTTACTCAGTAAACGGCGTTGTCGGAACGTGGGTGAGCCGACTGAGGTCTCAGTCGATTGTTATCAATAATAGGGTAGGTGCATACGACAATTATACAATGACTGCACTTCTGTTCTACGTGGATACGGTGGTATAAGAGGAGGTGTTATGGATACAACCAGAATCATTAGAGGGACAATCAATTCAATGGGATGTACCGTAACCTCCGCTATCACTCAGTGGGATTACGGGTGGATATTTATCCCCGAATTTGAGGATATTCCCGCAACGTACAGACTGGATTTTTCCAATGATGAACATCACGGCACGGCACTCCCTGTTTACTGTGGTTCAGATGGCGCAGAAGTCCCCGAAGAACTGATCGATACTGGCATGGACATTTGGGTGTGGTTTTACTACATCGGTGACGGGTACGGCAAGACAGAATACAAGTGGCGAATCCCCAACAAGTGCAAGCCCAAGACCGAACAGGACGAACCTACACCGGCCCAGCAGGGCATTGTAGATCAGGCCATAGCGCGGCTCAACGCGGCAGTAGCACAGACGGCACAGGATGTTATCGATGCAGACGCAAGCGCACAGTCGGCACAGGAATATGCGGAACAGGCAGAAACGGCAAGGAATACCGCACAGACCTATGCCAACAATGCACAGACATCTGCTACAAGCGCATCTCAGAGCGCATCACAGGCAAGCGCATCGGCAGGCACGGCAAGTGCGGCAGCAACGTCAGCGAGAACGAGTGCGGCAAGTGCCTATGCAGATGCGGAACGTGCTGAACAGGCGGCAAACAATGCAGGATACCTTGATGTGGAAATCGTAAACGGGCGGCTCATCTATACAAG